TGCTTGCAGACGCTGCTCGCCTGAATGTGCCCATAACTGAGTTAGACAAATTTGAAGGCATAGTCAGGGATATCAATCAGGGGTTTGATAATAGCACTCTGATAGCCCGGGACGGCACCGACGAACGAAGTTACCCCGTCCGAGGAGGCCTAATGTCCGGACTGCGATACACAACACCAGTGGGAAATGCGTGCAATACCGCATGGTTCGCCTGGGTAAAAGAAATCTACCGAACAATTGATCCATTCGTTCATTTTACAACCTGGGTTCGTGGGGATGACTCAGCCATCTCTTCGGACCAGATGACAAAAGTGTTAACTGCAAAGATTCTATTGGACGCACTAAATGTCAAGAGCACTGCTGGTAAATTTGGGATACACAAAGGCCAAACTGAGTTCTTAAGAATTTGGTACAATGACAAGTGCAACGGTTATCCCGCCCGCTCGATCCCTGGGCTAACGCAAGACAAACCTTGGAACCCAGGGAGTTACGACCCTAACGCTGCAATTCGGAAGGTTGACGAAGCCGTCCAAACAACCTTGAGAAGGGGAGGCTCCGGTCCATACCTCAACGCTCTCTACAAAGCCGCCCAGATTAAATGGTCGAAGACACGCAAGAGGTCCATCTCATGGTTAAACCTGCCAAAAAGTTATGGAGGAGGTGGGGTCGGCTCCTGGAGCGGAGACACTCTACCCACGAGTCGTCTGCCAAGCTTTGCACTTCCGAAAAGTTTCGAGCTAACTAACACAAACGACTGGAGAAAAACTAAGATACTCAAAGAATACCCCACAGAATTCAAAGTGACGTCAGACGAGGCGGATAGAATCGCAAGACAACAACAGTTGGAAACAGTCTCTGCCGATGACGTCCCTGCTATCTCAAAATTATTCCATGAAGAATACAAGGCTTGGGCATTGCAATTGGGGCCTCCACCACGAGTCCGAAAATTTTCAGTTTATCTCCCACCCCAGCTACTTGAAAGACTGGCTCGGTTAGAACAGGAAGCTGGCGGCCTAACGTTTGAAGCCCTAGAATACCTCATAGATAACATCAAACGGTACAAGGGTCCGTGGCAATTCGGAAAACATGTTGCTATCAAGAAGCATTGGCAAATGTTCACCACGGTGGCGAGACTCAGGTCAACACGTTCGGTGTTGACAGAATACGAAAATTACTCACCAGAATTCGTCCAAGACGTTCGCGTTCTACAGTCTCGAGGCTTCACAAGGAACGAATCGATAGACTGGCTCTTCGGAGAGTTGCAAATACCGAGTCAACCTGTTCTTCACCCCTCTGCAATGTTCATCTTAAAATACTTCACATTGAGAGCTCTTGAGAATCTTCCCTCAAAAACAAGTGTCCTTCGTCGCAACAGAGGTTTACAACCTATTGTTGCTTGGGTTGCG